TGAAACATCTGTACTGATAGCAACAGTAGGTGCGTTAAGGTTTAAATTTCCCGCATAAGTGATGGTAGAGGATGCTATAGAAATTGTTGGCGTACCAGGGTCACCAACAAAGTTTATCCCCTTTACTCCAAAGTTTTTATCTGCCATCGGTCTTTTTAGTTATTTATGAATTGAGAACTAAGCATACCGAAAAACATAATATAAGTTTCAGTATTAGAGTAAGGTATTTCTTGCAAATCTATAAGTCGTCAATCCACTAATATCAGTTTGTGGAGTTGCTTGAAGAATGCAATTTCCTCCACTAATTGTTGCTCCAATAGAAACAATCAATGAATTATTATAAACTACTGCATACTCAGAAGAATATGCAGTAGATTGGTCTTGTGTTACGAGAACCTTCTGTGCCTGAATATAAGAACCAAAACCAATATGAACTGTATATTCAGCAACCTTAAAGTCAGTAGAAGAGACAGAAAAACTATCTATTGTTGTGGAAACCCCAACAGACGCATCAAATGTTCCAACTCCAGTTTTTACTCCATAAGTCTCAACTTGAAGTGGTGTTCTTGGATTTGTGGTTCCAATACCCAAACTTCCACTTGATGGAATATAGGTTAATGTGCTACTTACTAAATTAGATGTTATAGTGCCACTAGTGGCACTTACAAACCCAATATATTGAGGAGCAGTTGTAGAAGAAGTTGATACTGTATTGGATAACAAATCAGTTAGATTGGAACCAGAACCAGAAAATGAAGTAGCAGTAACAGTACCAGTAAAGTTACCATCACCAACAACGTGAAGTTTTGATGACGGATTTGTAGTTCCAATGCCAACAGAACCATTGAAGTATCCACCACTCTCCACTTGAAGTGCTTGTGTTGCAGTTCCTGTTGTAGTTGCTCTCCCTACTAGTATTGGACCATTTGCAAATGTAGAAAGTCCTATGACAGATATAGTATTAAATGATTGACCTGTTGTTGAAATATTACCTACTAAATTTCCATAAAATGTGGAGGCAGTTATAATACCTGAAGTATTAATATTGATTGTAGAACTTACGTTATTGGCAGTAGTTGCTGTACCAGTAAGATTACCAGTAAAACTAGAGGCAGTTATAATACCTGAAGTATTGATACTAGCAGTTGTAGAGAAACCAAGAGCAGTAGTTGCAGTGGTTGCTGTACCAGCAAGATTACCAGTAAAACTAGAGGCAGTTATAATACCAGAAGTATTGATATTAATAGTAGAACTTACGTTATTTGCAGTGGTTGCTGTAGTTGCTGTACCAGTAAGATTACCAGTAAAACTAGAGGCAGTTATAATACCAGTAAATCTTGCATTACCTACTACATCTAGTGGCACTGTTGGTTGTGTGGAACCTATACCAATATTTCCACTCAAATATACAAAGTCAGATGCCCCTGCTAATAGTCCATTACTTGCCTTATATGATATTGAATTTACATTTCCTGGTCCAACTAAATCCGTTACGGTAATTCTAACTGTTGCAATACCAGTTTGTTGCGTTACTGCTGCACCAACAAAATCTACTGTTACCCCAGTACCAACAAAATTAAACTTATTAAAACTATTTGCGGCACCAACCTGAATACTGTTATTAAATACTGTAAAAGAACCAGGAATTAATCCACCACCAGACAATTGAGAAGAAGCAACCCAATATCTTTTCCCAGTATTTTCACTATTAGAAATTAAAACATATTGAGTTCCAGCAATTGGAGCAGGATTTGCACCAATAGAAGAAATACCAACTAATGGGTCTCCCAAATCTGGTTCTGCTTGGTCTAAACCCAAAAATTCATAACGGTCTGTTGTAAGACCAGTTTGTGATTTCTTTTTAACTCTCTTGCTGAGAAATCCTGGAGTTGCCATTTATCTATTATTGATTTGAGGTTTCAAGAACACTTGTAATAAACTTAAGTTTTGCTGGGGTCGTACTTGCACTTCCACTGATTGTAATAAAATCACCAGTTTCCAATACCAATTTACCAGGTAATAGATTTACTGTATCGTTTGCTGGAATGTAAAAATCTTTTACTATTTCTGTGGTTACAGTTGAACCAGAACTTACACGATTATGATACCAACTAATTGATTGAGTGCTAGTACTAATATTAGCACATTGAGCTAATAAAAATACTCCAACATATCCTGCGGGTGCTGTGTAAACAATATCAGTTGTCAACCCAACAACTTTGGTATATGTTTTAAAATTATTTACTGCTGCTGCCGCAATTGCCATTTCTAATACTCCTCCTTAATCTGATAGTGCAAGAATAAATGGTGTCATAGTAGTGAATAGTGCTTTTGTAAAATCTCTACCTGATATTTGACCTGTTGATTGGTTAATCACAACACCATCACCAATATTAAAATTACCTGATTGGTCTGTACTCGTATAAGTTACAGTTCCACCGTCAATTTGAACTACTTTATTTTCAGGGATTACAACACCACCAAGAGCAGGTTTTGCTGTAAAAATGTTTGTACCAGCACCAACGTATTCGAATGAAATTGTGGATGCGAGTTGTAAACTTCCCCTTGCAAAATATACAGTTGTTCCAGCACTAACTGTATTATTTAGTGTCTGTAAAAATGAGACCGTAGAAATACCAGAAGAAGGTAAAGTCGCAGAAGAAACCTTATAATAAATTGGTTGATAATTAGAAACAGAAGCAGTTGCTGTTGTTCCTGCACCTGCTGGTCCTGCAATTGTAACTGTTACTCCAGAATTCAAATATTGAGAACCAGAATTTAAAACATTAATTTCAGTGACTGAACCATTTACAACTGTTGCTGATGCTTGTGCTGCAACTCCATTTGGTCCAGTTGGGTCACTAATCGTAACAGTTGGTTGTCCAGTATAACCAGAACCACCATTATCTACTTGAATAGTATTAATATTATAATATAAAGTTCCAAAGTAGCAAGATTGACCGTCATAAGGACGATTGGTTCCAACACCAGAAATCGTAATTACATTTGACCTCGCTGCTGCCTCTGTTGTTGCGGTTCCAGTGTAACGATAAATGGACTTTGTTGTATTGTCACCAACACCGACTGAATAAAGACCATAATTACCAAATGATGAGTTGGAGTTGGTAATATCACACTGTCCTCCAGATGCAGTGTAAATTGCAATATCATCACAAATAGTAAAGATGGAAACTAATTGTGCGTATCCACCATTTGTAATCGAAACACCAATTCCACCTTGATTGTATTGAGTATAACTATCAACACTCATCGAACCAGTTACACCAATATCAGTTTGGTCTCCTGGTTCTGCTGCAAATCCATCAACTTTGAGACCAATACTATTTGCAATAAAGTTAGTGCAGTTACGAATATAAGGTCCTTTATCAATATTTCCAACTCCTGGAGAGAATGATGGGTCATTTTCGACTGATGTGCCAAGACCCGAATTTCCAGGATATGTCGTATTAATTCCCACACCAAGGACACTTAAACCTTGATTGATAATTGTTGTAACTACACCAACACAGGAGTAAATTGCCGATACAACATTCGCACAACCACTTAGACTTTCATTGCCGTATGCACCATCAGGTTGCATACTTAAATCTTTTACTTGAGTATAATACGTTTGATAATTTCCACCACTTGTTTTTGCAAAAGAAACATTATTAATGCAAGACCTTGCAATTCCAGCAGCATAATTTAGTGCATCAATTGTTTCTGTCTTAAATCCAACAATGTTTTGAAGTGCCCCTTCTGCAGTGTAGTATGATTTTCCTGCTCCTACACACTTGGAATTTCCACCTCTTGTGATATCGTGAGACACTGCTTTCAGTGCAGACTTGACACCTTGTTTAATTGTACTTATTCCAGTATTGAATACTGGATTTTTATAATCTGTGCTTGTTAAATATCCAACAGTTTCATCTGCAATGAAATCAAGATTTAGTCTAATCAATCTTGCCGCATCAAAAAATCTATCACTTGCAACACCAGACAGTGGAACAAATGATACAACTGATGCATTATTAGTTGCGGGAGCACCATTAAAACTTAGGTTAGTTATATGACAACCATTATTTACATAAAATAAGTCTAGACCTGAAGATTGTGGAGTTACAATACAGTTGCGAAGTTCTGTTCCTTGAACGGAAACATTTGCTGCTAATGTGATAGGATTATTTTCAACATAAGTTCCAGGGAAAACCTTAATTGTATCTCCAGGTAATGCAAGTGCTGCTGCTGCTTTGATTGTTCTTTTTGCGTCACTTTCCACTAATCCAGTGTTTGTATCACTACCTTCAAAAGCAACGTAAATTGTTTTACCAATTGAAGTTTTGATTCCAACTTGAACTGTTCCTTTTCCAACTGCTTGAGAAGACGTTAAAGTGAGACCAGTTCCTACTGTGAGTTGAGTTACAATGCCAACTAAATCAATTCCACTTCCAGAAAAGAAAGATGCAGTAGCAATGCCAACAGAATTTAATTGACTCACATTGGCAGTGCCAAGAGTTGTAATTCCTGTTGCTCTTAAATTAGTAACAGAGGCAATACCACCAATAACATTAGTTGCCGTTGTTGCTGTTGATGCTTGAGAATCACCAGTAATGCTAATATTATAAGTTCCAGATAATCTTGCTGGGTCTATGATTCCAGTCGTTATATTTGCCGCATCGGCAAGGTTTGTAGCAGTTGTAGCAGTACCAGTTAAATTTCCACTAAATGTAGTCGCAGTGAGTATACCTGTACTAATATTAATTTGATTTATGGTCGCAATACCAATATAAGCATTCGTAATTGAAGAAAAACCAATAGTTGCAATTCCAATACTTGCAATTCCAGTATTGATTTCGTCTAAAGTCGTAAGTTGTAATGCTCTAAGATAATCAACAGTCAAATTAGTAATACTAGCAGTATTAATACCTGATAATGTATTTGCTGTTAAAATTCCAACATTTGCATTTGGTGTCGAAATGCTGGATGCCGTTAAAAATCCTACAGTGGAAATTCCAGAAACATTAGTATTGGTTGCATTCAAAAATCCTATGGTAGCAATTCCAATCGAAGAGAATGTGATTGTAGAATACCCAATTGTTGCAGTATTGGTTACTGTTAGATTTGTAACTGATGTTACACCTAAAGTAGAAAATCCAGTAATGTTTAAACTTGTTCCAGTAACATTGCCACCAGAAAGATTTATAGCAGTAGTGGCAGTTGCTGCATTTCCAGTAATATCAACAGCATAAAGACCTGGTGCTAAATTATAAGAAGTTGCAGCAGAAGAAACATTAATATCATATGTTCCAGATAATCTTGATGGATCTATAGTTCCACTAAGAATGTTTGCCGCATCATTTAAATATGTTGCTCGATTTGCTCGACCTTCAATATTAATATCATAAGTATTACCATTTAATCTATCACTACTAATAAATCCAGAAGTTATATTTGCAGCATTCGTAAGTATATTTGCACTATTTACATCAATTCCATAATAACCAGATAATCTAGAAGAACTAATTGTTCCAGTAGTTATATTTGCAGCATCGTTTAATGTGTCTGCACTCGTTGCGTTCCCTTGGAGAGTTCCAACAAACTTACTTGCGGTTATAGTTGTAGCACCAACAATACCACTTCCTTGGAGATTTAAATTATCACCAGAAGCCAACTCCTCAATTTGTTTAGATGTTGGATTGGCTATAAGTGGAAATCTGTCCGTCATTACTTATTGCGGGTACTTTTTTTCTTATAATATATAGGTTTCATTCTATAGAGTAAAATTAAACAGTTCCAATACCAACAGTAGAAGAAGATGTTTTTCCAGTATCAGGATTAAAATAATAAGTTTCTGGTTCATACTGTTTTAAATCTACTGCTCTCAATGCAGCAAGTTCTGTTTTGAGTTTATTGACTTCGATATCACCATAGACTCTTCCTTGTAAAACAGCAAATGCCTGTCCTTCCATCTTATCTCGAATACTTCTCAAAGCACTTGCCGACGCAATTAAACTATCAATCTTTGGAGTATTTCTCGCAATAATTGTATCCCTGCTTGTCTCGGCATTAGTGATTGCAGTATCAAGTGGATTACAAACACCAGCACTTGGATTTATTGATGATACTCCTACATAACCAATACCAAAAGGAGAAGTAAGACCAAATCCAACAATAACTGTATCTCCCTCTTGTGCATATGAGAATGATGTAGATATTGCAGGATATCCACCAATACCATAAGTAAAAATATTTTTTACAGGCCAAGAAGTATTTCCTGGATAATATCTTGCATAACTTGCACCACAATCGGGTTCTGGATATGTTGCTCTTAAATATCTTTCATTATCATTTAATTGTGCGTCTGTTTTATCCGCAAAACTAGAAGTCATTACTTCTTTCCATTGAAATGGACCAACTGGACTTCCATTATTCACTCTTACTAACTTGTGACCCAATCCAAGTGTATTATTTCTCATAATTCCAACAGTTACTGGATCTATAGGATTATTGGAATAATCAAATGTAGTTGTGTCAATTTGTGTAGTTCGTATATCTGTAAAATTAGTATTGGTTGCTTCTTTTATGGATGCTCCACTTAGAATTACTGATGGAAATGTGGATAAAATACCAACTGTAAATGTTCCATCTGTGGTACTACCAATTGATGCAACACTTACAATTAAACTAGGCACAGATAC